AACTCCTTAGTGGATTACTTTGTTTTATTTAGCGACAATATAAAAAAAATAGCGGTAAATAACCATACCAAAAGGCGTAAAAAAGGGCGGGTATGAGGAAATTATGTAAAAAATGTGGACTAAACCCCGTGGCTATCAATTATCACAAGGCTGGAAAAATTTATTATAGACGCATGTGTGATCATTGTGCCAAAGGAAGAACTAACCTTAAACCGCTATGGGAATTGGCGGGGTATCAAAAAAAAGATCGATGCGAAAAATGTAATTACACATCAAAATATAAAGAACAATTCAATGTTTTTTATATTGATGGAAATTTTAATAATAATAGATATACAAATTTAAAAACTATATGTGCCAATTGTCAAAGAATACTACATAAAGAGGGTGTTCAATGGCGACAAGGAGATTTAATTCCAGATTTTTAATTATTTTTAACAATTATAGATTCAAGTTGAGAAAACAATTGATCTATAGTGCCGTCATTTATAATAGTATGATCGGTATCTCCACCAACCCATGATGTTTCACTGGCATGTATTCCCAATTTTTCCAATCTTGCTCGACTTAGTGCCCATGACATATTGCCTCGTTCTCCCTGGTTTACCCTAACAGCATCTTCATACCATTCAGGTTCAGGTCCTCGTTTTACACGAATTACGATACCGCCAACATTATGAATTGCTGATATTTCGTTAGGAAATCTAACATCACTAATTACAATATTATCCTGAGTTTTTCTTATCTTATTCTCTAAACTGGCAATCCATATATTGTCATGAAAATTTTGACGTAATATATCTGTACCCCAATATTGTAATACCCATCTAGGAGTAAGATTTGGCATGTCTAATCGTTCACTCCACCAAGTATCCACTTGTTCTCGCCATTTTCTAGCTTCTGCAGTTCTTCCTTCTAAAAGGATTCGATCCCACCCAAATACACATGATACTGCATCTTTTAAAGAATTTGCAAAACTATCTCTTCGAAAACCATGATAATTACAAAGATAATCTGCCGCAGTATCTTTGCCAGCTGAAATAAACCCACAAAAACCAATCACTTGTGCCATACAATATCCCTTAGATATTATATTTTATAAAACTTTTAGGATAAAATCAAAGAAATTTTTGAACAATTTGCTCAATTATCCAGTGACCCAAGTAAGAGGCTGACTGCCGTCTTTATAGTTAATTAGATCCAGTTCTAACTGATCCATTTCAGCTTTGGCTTCAGCTTTTAATTGACTACCATTTAATGCAGAACTACCTTGCGGTCCAGCAATTGAAGGAAATTTTTCACGGGCTTGACCTAGTATCATTTTGGCATTGGCTAATGCGTAATCTTTTATCCACTGCCCTGCATAAACATCTTCCAGTAAATTAAAATCTGGACGATGATTATACATCCATACCAATAAATGTTCATCGGCATGTGGACGTTGTTGAATAGTTAATTTATGACTAGTGGGATTATAAACAAAATTTATATCACTGCCAAACATTTTACCTACTTGTTTTTGATAACCAGCAAATGCATAATAAGTAGCTAAACCGCCCATATTGGTCGATGCCAACAAATAAGTGTTACTGTATGCCAAATTAAAGGGTTCAAATATAGTACCACCGTCACCACCCCCTGATCTAGATCCGATACTTCTTCTAAATAATTGTCTAATACTAACTACTTCCTTAGGCATAATATATTCATTAGTATCAAGTACTAAATCCAAAAATCCATAGCTTTCTTCTACAGAATTTGATGCTCGTTGACGATATTTAGATAAGGCTTTGTCTATGGCAACATTATAATCAGCAGGGTCAAGTTCAACATCTACAAGATTACCACCAAGAAAAGTCCTGATATATTCTACTATTTGTTGACGTGTATTTTCAATTTCTGTGTTATACATAGTTCTATTTATGCAAATAAATATACTTAACTAGGAGAACTAAAATTCCAAGATTATCTCTTTATCGGCCAGAAAAAGGTTTAGATTTTAAATTTATTGATAGAACTGTGAACGAACGATTTCAAGTAGGCGGTGTTGACTGTTTAATTCACAAATACCTAGGCCCTGTCGCTCCTACTGGTGATGATATAACCCCAGCTACCCCAGACACTAGTTTAAATCTCATTTCTGAATTAGGTATTCAAGATGTATTACTAATGGAAAACCGAGATAGACAATACTCACCAGATGTTTATGTAATTCGTGGCATATATCAAATGCAAGATTTAGATTTTAATCTAAGTCAATTTGGGTTATTTTTAAACAATGATACCATCATGGTACATTTCCATTTAAGATCCAGTGTTGAGTCATTGAATAGAAAAATTATGCCTGGAGACGTCATCGAACTTCCGCACTTAAAGGATGAATATGCATTAGACAATAGTTCATCAGCCTTAAGGAGATTTTATGTAGTGCAAGATGTTACTCGACCAACTTCTGGATTTAGCGTTACTTGGTATCCACACTTATTAAAAGCTAAATGTGTACCCTTAGTTGATAGTCAAGAGTTCAATCAAATATTAGATCAAGATTCAGGTAATAATGATGGTAGTACACTTAAAGACTTGCTATCCACTTATAATCAAAATATTAAAATCAATGAACAAATCATTGAACAAGCATCAAAAGATGCTCCTGCAAGTGGTTATACTACTAAAAGTTTTTATGTCATCCCAACTTTTGATTCAGGGCTTATATCAGATGCAAGCAGTGACTTTAATGATGCTAGTATTGATCAATTAGTTAGCGATGCTAGTATTATTTTGCAAACTCCTGATAGAAACTTATACATAAGTTATTTGTCCAGCGATCAAGCTCCGCCTAACGGAGCTCCGTTTAGTTCAGGAATAACGTTTCCCCTGGGACCTGCAACTGGAAGCTTTTTCTTAAGAACAGATTATATGCCCAATGTATTATATAGATTTGATGGAAAAAATTGGATAATGTTTGAACAGTCTGTTAGAATGACTATGAATCAGTTTGGCGCACAAGATGTTGCTAATGGATTATTTACTGGAAGTCAAATTCGTCAGACGCAAAAGGCCAGTTTTATTAATAATACTACCACGTCAACTATTAATGGCCAAGTGGTTACAGAAAGACAGGCGTTACATCAAGTCTTAAAACCACGTGCTGACAATTAATATACAAATAGGAGATTTGGTTTAACACCATTAAAATAATATGGATTATTTTTATTCAGGACAAATTCGTAGATATTTGACCCAATTTATGAGAGCAATGAGCAATTTTTCTTATAAAGATGGCCAAGGTACATTACACCAAATTCCAGTTATGTATGGAGACCCATCAAGGCAGACTTCTAGTATTTTGAAAAAAAATACGGAAAATACCATGCCTAGTGCTCCATTTATTGCTTGTTATATTAAATCGTTAGAGTACGATCAATCTAGACTACAAGATCCAACATATGTGAGTAAAGTTCATATTAGAGAAAGATCTTATGACCCCAATACCGGCGAATATGGGTACAATCAAGGAGTGGGGTATACCGTAGAACGGATCATGCCTAGCCCATATAAATTGACACTATCTGCTGATATTTGGGCCACAAATACTGATCAAAAATTACAAATTCTTGAACAACTAGCATACCTATTTAATCCTAGTTTAGAGATACAAACTACTGATAATTATATTGACTGGACTAGTTTAACTGTATTACAATTAAAAAGTACTACATGGGGCAGTCGACAAATTCCACAAGGAACTGAACAAAACATTGATATAGGAAATTTAGTTTTTGAAACTCCCATATGGATTACTCCGCCAGCTAAAGTTAAAAAATTAGGAATTATCACTAAAATTATTTCTAATATATTCAGTGATGACCCTGATACTATTGCTACTAATTATGGCGAGTTAGACGCAGTATATGCAAATTTGGGAAATGTTTCTGCAAGAAATGTAGTTACACCTGGTGATTATGATTTGTTAGTTCTTAATAATATTGGCACACTATTAGTCAATCAAGATTCGACTGGAGTTAATTATACATCTCCGCCTAACAGTCGTCACAATTGGTATGCACTTTTGAATCAATATCCTGGAGAATTCCGAGCAGGCATTAGTTATGTCACATTAACTACCCCGTCAGGGTTTGATATAGTAGCATACATTTCTATTGATGAAATTGATGATACTAAAATTCAATTGACTTTTGATCCTGATACCATACCTAGTAATACCACAATCACCGCATATATTATGTCACCACCTGAATCTGGGTTAACTGGACGAATACCAATTAGTAGAGGAACTATCGATGCTATCATTAATCCTGAAACATTTGAACCTGACTCTAAAACTAGTGATACTAGATATTTGATATTAGAAGGAATTAATCAAACACCACTATTTGGCAACCCAGGATTTCAAGGCCCAGTAGCTTGGAGAAATCAAGATGAGAGTGATTTCCAAGCAACTGCTAATGATATCATTCAATGGGACGGGGAAAAGTGGAATGTAATATTTGATAGCACAAATACAAATCAAGTTTATTATATTACTAATATATATACAGGTGTACAATACATATGGGAAAATAAGTCCTGGAGTAAAAGTTACGACGGAGTCTATCCCCCAGAACAATGGAGTTTAGTGTTATAATGAAAAATCAAATAGTATGTAGTGGTGGTCTTTTTCTAGCCTGTGATACTAGGAGATTTTTATTATTGTTACGAACACAAGGCAAAACTGCAGGAACTTGGGGATTAGTGGGGGGTAAGAAAGAACCTACCGACATTACCCCATATGATGTGTTACAACGAGAAATATTAGAAGAAGTAGGCGTAACTTCTAAAATTAAAAAAATTATACCATTAGAATTGTTTACTAGCAATGATAATACATTTCAATATAACACATATGTATTAACTGTAGATCAAGAATTTATTCCTATACTAAACAATGAACATTCCAGTTATGCTTGGTGTGAATTTGATTGTTGGCCTAAACCTTTGCATCAGGGTGTAAAAAACAGTTTTGCTAACAAGGTAATTCGTGCTAAGTTGGAATTACTATTAGATTTATTAAATTAAATTCGTAATTATTTTGGTCCAAAGTATCCTGGCCAAGATATCCTAACAGCACCAGTACCACCAGAACCGCCACTATCACCACTTGATCCGCCTCCGCCAAATTTACCGCCAACTCTATTAATGCTTGACTCACCACCTGATCCGCCTTGACTGCCCACACTTCCTGAATTTCCTTCCCCGTAAGCACTTGTGCCGCCTCCGCCATAAGCAACACCGCCACTTATATATCCACCTGCACTTGCGCCGCCTGTTCCTGCATTGACACTGGTAAAAATTGCATTACTGTTACCTTGACCAATTCCGCCAGCGCCACGGTAGCCAGCTGCACCACCACCACCAGAATTTAAACCATTGGCTCCGCTATAGGCAGGATCATAAGAACCACCCTGGCCGCCAGAATTAGTTCCATATTGAAGAGTTGAGTCAAGTACTGCTACAAATACAGTAGCAGTCCCGCCAGCACCACCTAACAATGACTGGGAACTAGGACCTGCACTTCCAGATTTGCCGCCTCGGCCAGTAATTGTAAACACTTGTGACTTTGCAAAAGAACTATCAGTACCATTAGCACCTGAAGATCCTCCACTACCAACTACTACATTATAACTTTGTCCAGGTGTTACTAATAGATTTCCAACCCAAGCAAGACCTCCGCCTCCTCCGCCACTACCCGCAGTTGTTGCATTATTTTGACCACCACCACCACCTGCGCCAATGACTGTGACACTAACTGAGTAGACATTAGCTGGGCAAATCCAAACAAAAGAGCCTGGAGTAATATAAGTTGTACTACTCCACGATTGCCCATAAAATGTATTTAAATAATAACTGCTTGAACTTTCTGCTAAAATTTCATATGGCGGATTAGCCCAGAAAGAAAGATCCATTGTGGCACTGGGAGGTTCGTGAAATACCCACCCAGTATTACCACCATTATCGTAATTATAATAATTAACAAGAGCTCCTTTGATTGGTGTACCATTAGATATATAACCCTCTCGATAAGAAGTGCCAGTATTAGTAACATTGAGTGTTCCTGGGGCAAACCATATATAAGATTCCGTTGCATAACTATCTTTTATAGTTAAATTTGAAACTACTCTTTTATCTTTTATAGTACCAGAGTGCGGGGTGATTATAGAAATATACCAAGGTTGATTATTAATAGTACTTTTTAATATAGTGTTTGATGATGTAAATGCATATGCTTGCCAATTATTTACATTATCTAACGGGGCGGCGGTATCGTTATATGTAAAATAAACAAATGTACTAGTAGACCCTGCTGCAAATTCAAATTGAGTTGGCCCTTCTCCAGATGCAGTTAAATCCCCAAATATTGCCGAAGATGGTTGATCTACTAAAGGAGCTCCGTCAATATCGCTGAGACAGGGATTTATAGTAACTA